TAAAAAGCTGTAATGAAAATGGTATTTGGATAAGTGTAAGATTTAATAATGAGAAGGAGGATGAATGAGAGAGTATACATTTGTACCTATGGGTAGAACATCAGAGGGTATAGTACAAAGAATGGCAGAACCTAAAATAGTAGAGGCAAGAAGTTTAAAAAAAGCGTTGGCAAAATATTCTAAGCCATCAGAATTTTGTCTTTTTGCTGTAATATATTGGACAAGTAAAAAGGGAAATGAAAGTAAAAAAGTAGTTCAACTACCATACAAAACAAGAAAAGAAAGAAAAGGTAAACTATGAGGATAATATTTATTATATTTTTTTTGTTTCTAGTTTCTTGCACCACCAATAAAAATGATATAAATCCCTGGACAACAATAGTAAAACAAGTTTTAACAAATGGAGTCAGTAGATGAATGACATAATAGATTATATGATAAGTAAAAACAGATCAGTAGCTTACGAGAAGAGTAAGATAAAACCCATGCGTGATGATCTTATGATACAGCAACAGGTAAGCAGTATATGGCAACATATGGTAGCTGTTATATGTTTGAATCAGACTAATCGTAAGATAGTTAAAAAGATACTACCAAAATTTTTCAGGAGATTTCCTGATGAGAATTCCCTGTTACGTGCAGATGTAGAAACTATTGCAGATATGTTAAAAGATCTTGGATTAAAATATGTGAGATCAAGAAGATTAATAAGAATGTCAGAAGATATATTAACGTGGGATGGTAAGGATGCTACGCAATTATTTGGTATTGGTAAGTATGGCAGTGATAGTTATCAAATATTTTGGAAAAATAATATACCAGATAATATAGGAGATAAAGAATTAAAAAGATATGTTAGGGAAGAACTGTGACATTTATTTTTAGACACCCAAATTACTATGCTAAAATAAAAAAAGAAAATAGATTGACAAATAGTCAAAACTATGGTAAGGAAAATGATGACAAAAAAATACAAAGTAAGACTAACAGGTCTAGGAATAGAAGCAGTGGCAGTAATACCATTCGACAGCGAACCAGATACAGAACAGATAGAAAATAATATAGCTTATTATTTAAATAATAATCTAATGAAAATAGATGCAAATGATTTTTACGCAACTGATAGATATTGTATAACATACGAGGAAATATCTATTGAAGTATAGTCAGCAATTACAAGTTATACAAAGTTTATATCTTGCAAAAGATTTACAGACAAGAATGGATTGCCCATTTTGTAATAATAAAAATACATTATCAATAGATACAACAGATAATAAGATATATTGGTATTGTTTTCATGCTACCTGTAAAGCTAGAGGAAAAAAACAAGGAGTAAAAGATATGCAGTATGTACAAAAAGTTTTTCAAGGTAATAAGGATTTACATATAGAAGATAAAGACTTTGAATTACCAGATAGTTTTCAATCAATATATTCTAATAACAAAGCCATGCACTGGTTAGCCAATAACAATTGTTGGGAGTCTTGGTCTTGGGGTAGAGCAGATTTTAAATATGATGTTAAGCAAGATAGAGTTGTCTTCTTGATTAAGAATAGAGATACACATAAGATAGTAGGTGCAGTAGGTAGAGCACTAAATAAAAATGAGTTTCCAAAATGGTTTATGTATGGTAATAAAGATGTACCATTTAGATGTGGTATGTGTGATGATGCAGTTGTAGTAGAGGATTGTCCATCTGCTTGTGCTGTGTCTAATGTATTAACTGGTATTGCAATCATGGGTACTAAATTAAAGCGTACACATATGGAACACATTAAACCATATAAAAATTTATATGTGTGTTTGGATAGAGATGCTACAACAAAAGCATATGACATGGCAAAAGATTTGAGATCATCTGGATTTGAAAATGTAATAGTTAAACCATTAGAGGATGATCTTAAATACTATAATACAGAACAAATAAGGAGTATATTTTATGGATAATAAGATGAAGCAGGAGGTTCTTGACAAATGGAACGAATGGAAATGGGATATATATGAATCTAATAAACCCAATTGGAACCAGAGAGATCAATCAATTGCAGAAACAATAGATCAAATTTTATTAAAGGAACTAAAAAATGATTGAGAAACAAGCGATTAAATTAATGTTAAATAAAAAGTTTTATAATCAATATAAAGGTTCAATATCACCTACTATATTTTATGGAGATACTAAATCTTTATATGATACAATACAAAAGGCACATGATAAATACGATACTGATATAAATATTGGTGAGTTGTATTCTATACACACAGCTATATTTAATCCTGCACTAACACGTGCTGCTAAAGAAAAGTTTAGTGAGTTAGTAGAAGATATAAAAGAAGTACAAGAACCTAGTAAAGAAATAGCTGAAGATATAATGAGAACTTTATCTGATAGAGATCTTGCACAAAGAATAGCAGTAGAGGCTACTGAGATATTTAATGGTAAGGAAGCAAACTTTACAGAGATTAGTGGTATGATAGATAAACATAAGACTAATATATTAGAAGATAAAGAACCTGCTGTTACAAAAGATGTAGAAAAAGTTATAGAACTATTAGATGTTACTACTAGATGGAAATTTAATATACCTGTGCTAAAAGAAAATGTAGGTGGTATTGGTGGTGGTAATCTTATGATAGCATTTGCTAGACCAGAGACAGGTAAGACTGCATTTTGGGTTAGCTTATGTGCTGCACCTGAAGGTTTCTGTTCACAGGGTGCTAATGTTCATGCATTTATTAATGAAGAACCAGCTATAAGAACTCAGATAAGAGCCATATCAGCTTATACAGGTATGACTAGAGAAGAGATACTATTAGATAAATCGTTAGCACAGAGGTACTGGTCTGATATAAAAGATAATATATCTATGTTTGATACTGTTGATTGGTCTATAGAGGATATAGATGCACATTGTGAAAAGAATAAACCAGATATAATAGTTATTGATCAGCTAGATAAGATAAATGTAAAAGGTACTTATTCAAGAACTGATGAGAAGTTAAGACAGATCTATACTAATGTTAGGGAGATAGCTAAGAGAAGAGAGTGTGCAGTGATTGCAATATCACAAGCGTCAGCTGATGCACATAATAGAAATAGTATTTCATTTGACCAGATGGAAAACTCTAAGACAGGTAAAGCTGCGGAGGCTGATCTTATTATTGGTATAGGTAGAAACTCTAATACAGATGCAGAGAATAAAATAAGAACATTGTGTGTTAGTAAAAATAAAATAAATGGTTATCATGGTGAACCTGTGTGTACTATTAGAAGGAGTATAAGTAGATATGAAGTATAATATATTAAAACTTAGTAAAATATTTGAGGACTTTATTGATAAGCATAAGGAGATAGATGATATTGGTAGAGGTATGTGGTTTGATAAAGAACCAGAAAGAGATTTAGATATTAAATATAAGGGACAAAATTATGTAATAACAATAAGAAAGATGGAAGTATGATAACAACAGTAGACGTAGAAACATCGTGGCAAAGAAATGAGAATGGGGGATATGATCCTTCACCTTTTCATCCAGATAATATATTAGTTAGTGTAGGTATTAATGATGAATATTACTTTACTAATCATAGCGAAAGAGTTGATGAGGGTTGTTACCATAAAATACAATCTATACTAGATAAAACAACTTTACTTATAGGTCACAATATTAAATTTGATTTGATGTGGTTATTAGAATCTGGATTTAAATATACAGGTAGAGTTTATGATACTATGTTGGGGGAGTATATACTTAATAGAGGTATAAGAAAAAGTCTAACACTTGAGATGTCTTGCCGTAGAAGAAAGATAGGATCAAAAGATAGCACCATAAAAGAATTTACAGATAGGGGCATACCATTTCAAGATATACCTGTAGATGTTGTGGAAGAATACGGAAGAATAGATGTAGAGATAACTAGAAGATTATTTGATTCACAGATGGCAGATTTTAAATTACCAAAAAATAAAAATTTATTAATGACTGCAAAGATGATGAATGAGTTTTTAGTTGTACTATCTGATATGGAAAGAAATGGTATCAATATAAATTTAGAAGATTTAAATAATGTTGAAAAAGAATACAGAGCAGAGTTTGCATATCTAAAACAAAAGATAGATAAGATAGTTTATAAACAGATGGGTGATACTAAAATAAATTTATCTAGTCCAGAACAATTATCTTGGTTGATATATTCTGTAAAACCAAAAGATAAGAAACAATGGTGTAAGATATTTAATGTTGGTATTGATAAGAGCACAGGTAAAAACAAAAGAAGACCACAATATTCAAGACAACAATTTAGAAATCTTGTTTCAGATAATACAGATGCTATACATCGAACTGTTGCAGAACAATGTATAGGTTGTCATGGTAAAGGAGTAATTAAAAAAATAAAAAAAGATGGTAGTCCATATAAGAATTATACTAAATGTTCTGATTGTGATGGTGATGGCTATATTTATACTGCTATGGCAAAGATAGCAGGGTTTAGACAAAGACCAAGGAGTGTGTATGATGTTGCAGAGTCTGGGTTTAGAACAGATAAATTAACTTTAAATAAAATAGCAGCAGAGGCAGAGGGTGAGTTTAAGGATTTTATAGATTCTATTGTAAGGCACAATGCAGTAGATACATATCTAAATACATTCGTAGAGGGATTAAAAAATTTTACAAATGAAAAAGGTTTTCTACATCCTAAGTTTATGCAAGCAGTAACAGCAACAGGTAGATTATCTAGTAGAGATCCAAATTTTCAAAACCAACCAAGAGGTAAGACTTTTCCTATAAGAAAAGTTGTTACATCTAGATTTGAGAAAGGTAGTATACTTGAGGTAGACTTTTCACAATTAGAATTTAGAACTGCAGTATATCTAGCACAAGATAAACAAGGTATGGAAGATATAAAAAATAAAATAGATGTGCACCAATACACTGCAGATATAATAGGTGTATCAAGACAAGATGCAAAGGCACATACATTTAAACCTTTGTATGGTGGCGTGACTGGCACAGAAGATGAGAAAAGATATTACACTAAATTTTTAGAAAAATATAAAGATATAAAAGTCTGGCATGAAAAACTACAATCAGAGGCAATAAGATTTAAACAAGTAAGTTTACCTACGGGTAGACAATATGCTTTTCCATATGCAGAAAGAACACCTTGGGGTGGCTCTACATATGGTACACAAATAAAAAATTATCCTGTACAAGGTTTTGCAACAGCAGATATTGTACCACTTGCATGTATAAATATATATAAGTTAATGCAAGAAAAAGGAGTAAAGAGTTTACTTGTAAACACAGTACATGATTCTATCGTGGCTGATGTTTATCCTGGAGAAGAAGATGTGATGAGTAAAATATTTAAACAGGGCACAGCAGACGTAATACCTGCATTAAAACAGTATTACAATATCGATTTTAACGTTCCACTTGACACAGAACTTAAAATAGGATATGATTGGTTAAATATGAAGGAGGTAAAATAATGACTTACTTAATAATTAAAAAGTTTGATTTAAAAAGTAAACACATTAAACCAAGTTATACGATTGTGGCAACAACTGATGATCTGTCATTGGCAAATAAAAAGTTAGTTGCATTAAATTTATTAAATGATGATGATAAAAACTATTCGTTTTATATCACAGAACTTAATGAAGATACTCTTGTATTAACCGAAGATATGCAAGCTGCATAATAATTAAAAGGAGGTAAACTAATGCATATAGATAAATATAAAATATTTTCCATGGATTATACTTGGAAAAATGGTAAGCAAAGTAAAAATACTTCAGTGCAACAAGTGATGACATCTGAAGAATGTATAATGGGTAGAACTTTTATACAATTATTATCTGATCTCGATCAAGCGTGGCATCAACATGGTTGTGGTAAAACTTGTAAAGTAGAAGTTACATTTGAACCATACAAACATGAGGACGATTAATATGACTAAAGAAATAGAGGCACTTGAGACTTTAGATGAGTATTCTGATGAGGAGTACTCTGCTTATCTAGAATATACTGCACTAAAGGACCAATGTGTTATAGAGCCTACTACATTATACATAAATAAAAATCATGAGTTTCTATCAGAGTGGGATTACTTTGCTAATGCTGATGGTTTAGATGTTAAGGTTATAGATGGGGAGACAACTATATGTTAGAAACTATATTTGGATTACTCATGGTCTATATTTTAATAGGATTTTTTATAGATCCTTTTATAAAATAACACTTGACAAATTACTTAAAATGTGGTATAAGAAAATAAAAATAAGGAGGACAAATGTCTGACAATGAAATAGTAAATATAAATAACATGTCCAATGAGCAGATAATGCAAGCCATAGGACAGGACGATGGTTCTAGTATGGGTAGTAATATACCTAGACTAGCTATCAATCGTACCCCAGAAGATGACGATGGTAATCAATTACCAGTTGGTCACTTCTTCGCATACGACTCTAATATAGGTCAAAATGTTTTTGGTAAACCAGTGACACTTAGACCATTCATTAGTGCAATGCAATACATGCACTATGATGCTGATAAGGGTGAGTATGTAAATAGATCTATTATATTTAAAAGCTGGAAAGAAGAGGCTATAGATATATTAGGTGGGACTAAATGTGGAAAGATACCTTTTAAAGAGAGGTCTACTCTAACACCAGAGCAGTTGGAACATCAAAGAACTATAAGATGTTATAAATTAGTGTATGGTTTATTATCTTTTAAAGATGGTAAAACTGCACAAGGTAATCCACATAGTGTAGAAAATCTACCAGTGCTTTATAGAGTTACTGGTACGGCTTTTTCACCAGTAACATCTGCGTTAGATCAATTGAAAAAGAGAAAGAAACTAATGTTTAATTGTACTTTCTCTCTTGATTCTAAGAGACAGAAAAAAGGTGGGAATGTTTTCTATGTTCCAGAGATAGGTGTAAATGCAGATGCTAATTTACAACTATCTGATGATGATATTGAAACATTAAAAGTGTTTCAAGAGTCTATTGATACCGAGAATGCAGAGGTTGTTGATGCTTACAATTCTGCAAAAACTAAAAGAGCAAATGGTTCTGATAAGGTAGATGCCCAGATCGTAGAAGATGTGGATGATGAGCTCCCAGAACAAGTTCTTTCTAAATAAATGATAGACTATACTACTAGATACTTATGGAATTAAAAAATATAATAAAGAAAGATTTTAGACATAGCTTTAGTTCTATAAATAAGTTTAAGCATAACCCTAGTGAATGGCTGGTTCATTATGGTTTAGGATTAAGAGTATCTAGTAGTCCAGCGATGGTAAGGGGAACTCTTGCAGAGTTTGGTGCTTACTATAAAATTAAAAAAGGTATGCAACAGAAAGATGATAAACACTTTGATAAACTTATAACACATATGTTTAAGAAGAATAAATTTTTTGATGCAGATAATGAGATATCTAATGCTATTGAGATAGCCAAAAAGTTTGAGGAGAAGTTATATGAAAGACAATTAAGAAATATAGTTAGTTATCAAAAAGAAAAAGTAGAAAATATAGATGGTCTTAAATATCCTGTAAGATTATTTACAGACTTTGAATACGACAATCTTATTGTGGATCTTAAATCTACCCTAAGAATGCCTACTAAACCCAAGATAGATCATATAAGACAACAAGCATTGTATTCTGTATTACATGATAAACCTATAGCTTTATTGTATGCTACACCAAAGAAAACAATGTGGTATGATCTAACAAAAGAAGATATAAAAGAAGGATATGCGGAACTAGTTAGTGATTTTAAATCATTAGAAAATTACATAGACATGTGTAATAACAGTCTAGAAGATGCAATAAAGATAACACCATTAAATACTGACCCTAGCCCTTTTTATTGGGACAGTAATATAAAACAAGCTGCAATAAAGATATGGCGAAATATAAACAAATAATTCTAGACTTCCTTGTTGGGAGAAAGGAGCAAGGTGAGGATTAGTTTAAGGGGTCTACTTCTCACCTACTCTTATGATGTTGTATTTTGTAATATTTAAAAATAAAAAAGATAAGGAGTATAGAATGTTTACAAATACTATTTTTAGTAAAGAAAAAGAAGCACAGGAGTTTGCAAAAAAAAGTATGAAAAGAAATTATGAATATAAAGTTGTTGAGTATAATAAAGAAAATTATGATAGGTACTGGTATTAATGAAAAAAGATAAAATAAGTTTTATAAATTCTGTCAAGGTAATAGTAAGTCCTTGGCAAAAAGGATTTCAATGTGGTATAATCATGGATAGTAAATCTAAGATGTCCACAGAACAATACGAATTATGCTCTACAATAGCTAGAGGCATGATAAAAATGGCAACATCTGACCCCCATTCAACGTTTCTATGGGGACTTCGTGGATTTGCTGATGACAAGAAAAAAACTGATAGAGGTATGACTATAAGTTCTGTAGCAGAATTTGATGATGAATCAAATGTTATAGATTTTCTTGAATACTTAAAAATGAAACGAGATAAGGAGTTAAACTAGTGGCAACACATTTAGTTATAGGTGATCCTCATTGCACACCTAAAGCAAGCAATGATAGATTTCTGTGGGCAGGTAGAGTGGCAGCAGATTATAAAGTTTCCCATGTAATATGTATGGGTGACTTTTGTAGTATGGATTCTTTATCCTCTTATGATAGAGGTAAAAAATCTTTTGAAGGTAGAAGATATCAGAAAGATATGGAACATTCACATGAGGCATTATCTTTATTTAACAAAGGATTAGGTAATCATAAACCTAAAAAGATTATGATTCATGGTAATCATGAAGATAGGATTGATAGATTTGTAGAAGATAATCCAGAGTTAGAAGGATCTATAAGTATAGATGGTCTGCAATTTAAAAAATATGGTTGGCAAGAAGTCAGATATAAAGCTATAAAAGTTGTAGATGGTGTTCATTATTCTCATCACTTACCATCTGGTATTATGGGATCTGCTATATCTGGAGAAAATATTGCTAGAAGTATATTGACAAAGCATAAGGTTTCTGCTACAGTAGGGCATAGTCATTTGTTAGATTATGCAGTATCAACATTACCTAATGGTAAAAAGTTACATGCTTTATCTGCAGGATGCTATCTAAATCATACAGAGCATTTTGCTAGAGATACTCAGCATATGTGGTGGAGTGGTTTGATTATTAAAAGAGAAGTAAAAGATGGTAATTATAATATGGAGTTGATTGATATTAAAACTATTAGGAGGGAATATGGTAAAAAGTAAAAGAGTGTATGAAAAAGCTATAGATCATGGACATGATATGTCATATGAGAATGAGGTAACATATGATAGTGTTAATGCACCAGCACATTATCTACATGGCAAAAAAGAGACTATTGATGTTATAAGTGATTGCATGACTGCAGATGAATATCATGGATATCTAAAAGGTAATATCTTAAAGTATGTTTCTAGATATAAATTTAAAGGTGAACCTTTAGAGGATCTACAGAAAGCACACTGGTATCTAAATAGATTAATACAGGAGGTAAACAATGGGTCAAGTTAAACAAGCAATAATAGAAGTAGAAGATTTTGTAGCAGGTTGTCTTCGTCAAGGTAGAACATTAAATCAAACTATACGAGATGCTAGAGAATCTATCACAGCAAAAACTAATCCTTACTTTGATGATCAGGAATTAGTAGAAAATAAATACTATCAATTTAGGGGGGCAGAGTAATGAGAGAAATGTTTATGAGTGCTTTAAGAAAAAAGTATGAAGCAGATGTAGATGTAGCAAAAGCTACTATAGAAGTTTATCTCAATAAAGCTGTAGGTATAGGTGAACATCCACAGTTTGTAGAAGAGATTGATAAACAACTTACTATAATAGGATGTGCTATGGATAAGTTAAGAGTAATAGATAAATATTATCCTAATGAGGATGATATACCATTTTAATAGGAGGACAAATGGCCGAAGAAAAACAAAAAACACAACAACCTACCCCTAGAACTTACTTTATAAGTTCTGAACAATTAATGGATATAATGAGATATCTAATGACAAGACCATATGGTGAGGTCGTTAAATTAATGAACTCATTATCGACACTAACACCTACAAATTCAGATGGGGGGAAAGATGTCGGAAAAAGATAATTTAGATAAATATACTGGTATATTATTTGAATTAAAAATAGGTCTTAATAAAGATAATGCTATTGTAATTGATTATGGTGGTAAGCCTGTAGGTAAAATTAGAGATGCCTTGAAAGGTTATCCCTATCATGGTAATCTATGTGCTGCTGTAATTAATCATGCTAATGCTGTGGGGAGAAAGTTACAAGATGATATCAAACAACTTATACAGAAAGTTTAGAAAGATGTTTTGGCATAATAGAATTATAGATTTTGTTGAGAGATGTACTTCAAGATTCAATAGTTATCTCTGGACAAAAAGATGGGGTGATAGATCTTTGTATCAATCAGACCAAAAAAAAAGACATCTAGAGTAAATACTCTAAATGTCTTGTTGTTGCCTGCGATGAGGGGGGTCTTTATAGATCCCCCTTTTTTATTGTAAATTATTCATTTGATCCATAATAGGTTTTCTTCTAGGGATCAATGCATTTTCTGTTTCCATTACTGGTTTAATTCTATCTGAATACACACTACTTAAAAGATTAATATAATTTGGATTTTCTGCATATGATGTCATACCTTGAAACATATTTGATATTGGCTCATCTTGTTCTGCAGCTTTTACAACTTCACTATATCTATCATCAGTTGTTATTAAATTGATAAATGCATTTATACTGCTTTTTGCGTCAGAAAAACTACCTATATTTACACCACCTGTAGTAGTAACAAAATCTTGATCACCTATAGGTTTCATACCAAAATAGTTATTACCTTTCTGTGCAGTTGGTGCATTTTTAAATTGAAAATTACCTGTTTCTAAAGCAGCTACCGTAGCTATAAATCCTGGTTTAATTTTTCTTTCTATAGAATCTTCAGGATATTCTTTAAGAACTTCATTAATTGTTTTTATAAAACTTTTAGTGTCGTTTATCTCAGCCATAGTAATACCACATATTATTAAACTAGCAATTCCAAGCACGAAGTGCTTTATTAATTCTTGAATTTGGATCATTAGCAGTTTTAGCAGATGTAAGTTTTTTCTTCATGCCTTTCATCCTCGCACAAAAGCTAGCTCTTCTTTTATTACCAACTTTTTTACTAGGTCTTTTTAGATTAGCACCAGTCGTTCTTTTAAAATACTTACGACCTGCCTCATTTAATCCTCCAGAGGGGTTTTGATATTTTTTAGCTACCATTATTTTTTCTTAACTGTCATAGCAGCTCTTCTAAAGTTAGCAGTAGTGGGCGCACCTTTAGCACCTTTCTTACGCATCTTATCACCACGTTTTCTTTTAGCATGTATATTAGCGTATAGTCCTTTTCTCATTATACCTTCTTAGCTAGTTTTTTATTCATCTTCATTTGGACTTTTTCTGGTAATTTAGAAAAGCCTTTGAATCTTTTTTTCATAGCTGTTTTCTTCATACCATTTTTTTTCATATTATTTCTCATCATTCCTGGCATTAGCTGTACCTCCTATATTTAGCTGTTTTTTTAGCAATACCTTTTGGTTGTTTACTATGCTGTTTACCTTTTTTAGTGTCTCTTCTCTTTGCTCTGGTCGTTGCCGCATACTCCGCAGCACTTAAATTCTTTATTGCTGCAGAAGGCAAGTATCTTTCTCCAGTAGTGCTCGATTTTTTTCCAGATTTTGTACGCCATTTTTGCTTTGACCATGCCTTAAGACTCCTTTGACTCTTTGCAAGTGCCATTATGTTTTTCTCCCTTTTCTTATAGCTTCTTTACCTTTTTTAAATATAGATGCTACCTGCGTCTTACCCATAACTTTTGCTCGCTGTTCTCCTACAGTTAGTATCTGTATTTTTCTCGCAAACGGTTTAGATATCTTCTTAACCTTTGCAACAGTTTTACGAGCATCAGCAGGAGTCGCAAACTTAATTCCAACAGTATCCTTAGGATTCTCATCTGTATAGAGCCTCCTACCAGAGCCTTTTGGCTTTTTGCCTGTCCCTACTTTAGGATCTCTTTTTCTTTTTGCCATTACCTTTTAAAGCACTTGATAACAATTTGTGTTGACCAGTGTGTGCCTTAACAGCACCCTTTAAACCTTTAATAACTTTTTTTATTTTTGCTTTTGCTTTT